CGGGTGAAAACCCAGAATCCGCGGCTACCAGTGTTGGTTTAAGCCGTGAGAGCAGTGCTTTGCACTACTTCCGCAACTTAGTTGCGTGCGTGCGCTAAGCGCACGAGTACCACATCTGGATGACGTGGTACTGCATCCAATACTTCGATAGGTCTATCGAAGTAGTCTTCCTCATTTGGGAAGCCATCCGTGAACTCAGTGTAGTCCACGTGGAGCATAGCTCCAGGGTCGACCATGAAGTCGACGTCGCCTTCAAATGGTTTATACCATGTGAAGACTCTGACTGACTCAATGTCAGTCAGCCGGCCCATCATATAGATGGCCGGATCGAACAATATGATGTTCGAGGTATGACCGTTGGCGGTCAACCACCTCTGCATACGTATGCAGAGTTTCTTGTCGCGCGTGACGACAAGGATAAACCGCGGGTAAGTCCCACGGTTTCGCAACTGCATCATGATGTAGTTGTCGGACTCAACGTACAAGTTGAGCCTGGCCATCACCCAATCTGGTAATGGCCGCATGTTCCGGATGGAATCCAGAACATCTGGAAGACCTTGGTCTTCCAGGGTGAGGTTGTCCCTCACCCACTGGGAAAACAATTCCCCAGATCGTATTTGGGCAGTTGGCCCAAAACGCCAACCCAATTGCATTGGGTTGTGGAGACCCAAGGCCTCCAAGTCTACGAAATAATCGTAGCTATCCTGGAAAACAAATCCGGGATTCTTCCAGGCTTCTAAAAAGTCTGGAAAGTTGACATACGGATCTTCCGTGTGCCCAGCCGAATAATTTCTCTCCAGAGAGAATGTCGGCTCTGGCGGGTCAAGACCCGCCAGAAGCGCCCTGTAGTAGGCCGCTTTAGCGAGCTTAAAGAAAGCTCGCTCAGGTGTACAGATGCTGTCCACCTTCAGGGACCGCAACAGAAGCAGTCCCTCCTCTGTGTTAGGCTTTATCACAGAGTCTGCGGGCAAAAGTTCCCGCAGCCCTTCCATTTTTGGAAGGTAAAGATGGTGCTTGTGCACCACCTTGTCCGTGCGGTCGGACCGCACGTACCTATGTCCGGTTGTACCGGACATGAGGGAGGCCATTCTATACATGACCTCCCTAGCGTTGCGGGATTTGTCCGCAACGACCCTCGCCAGGAAAGCTGGTGAGTGGGGCATTGCCCCATCGCCCCCAATTTCTATGGGGACGTACGGACTGATACAGTCCGGCTCCTGCGGCACGAGTATGTGCTGCAGGAGGGACGCGCGAGTAAAGTACTTGCGCGCCTTTGGATTGACATTGTCAACCCAACGCGACTCCTTCCCTAGGAGCGCGAACCTACCCGAGTTACTCATGGAGTAGGCGTCTACCTCAGAAATCTGAGGTAGCAGGAGCCTGAATCTTGGATAATCCAAGTATGACAGCTCCTCACCGCGTCTCATCTGGACGTGGTTAGAGGACGATGCCCTTTGTGGCACAAGCGTCCCCTCCTCGCAGTAGAATGCGAGGTGACACGAAATGTACGTGTCCTCTTCAGACACTTTGAATATGGTCTGAAGATTGTCGATCTGTGTCGACAACTGATGAGTTGACGCACTCAGTGCTATCTCATCATCGCCTACAAGACTGTATACTTGCAGGCGGCTCATGCGGCAAATTGCATCATGAGCGATGGTGAGGATGACCTTAGTCATCATGTCACCCATCATCCAGCCCCTTTGTCTGGATACCAACTGGTAGTTACCAGCTTGGTCGGGGACGAAAAAGAATCGTCTCCCGTTGTACAAGGTCTTGCCCAGTACAGCCAGTGCACGAGGGAACCCCTCATGCACCGATGACAGCTTTATCAAAAACTGCCATATCTGACTGCTTACAGTCAGATTTCCGAAGTCCGTTGCTTCGGAAAGATCTGTGCTCAATGCATAGATCGTAGCACCTTCAGGAAGGTGCTGCCACTCCGCTGATTGCGGATTGAGGACCTTTTGCACGAACCGCCACAGGTGGCGGTCCGCTTTGAGTCCTGACTTTACATGCTTGTGTTGTAAAGTCGCCTGGTACATGTGTGCCAGGACGCCCATTATAACTTGATAGGCGTAAGGCGCGACAGTTATTGTGCGCGCCTTCGAGGGTTCGACAACTGCGTGAACCCTCACACACCTCACATATGTGGGGTGGTGCAGGACTGTTTGAACAGCCCAGCTCAGGACATCACCTGGTGTCCTGACCGGCCGGGGCGTTATTGCCGTCGGCTCGAGCGTTTCCATATTGTAAGTGAAACGCAGCACACGCTTCTTGGCAAGCGTGTCGCGGAGGAAAGCAGTCTTTCCTCCCTTGCCTCGAGAAGACTCGAGACAAGCAGTTGTGCCAACTGACACAACCGCGTTAACACCCATGGTGTTAACGGCCATCCTGGTAGCATCCAGGAGGTACGGCTCAGGGATCTTTACCCTCTCTGAGGGTTCCTGAACCGTTCTCTTGAACTTTTCAAGAGAATTGCGGATCATTACATGATCCGCCATGCCCGTCGCCCTGGTTTGACACCAGGTTAAGACGTAGCGTCCCAGCTCAGCTGGTGACTCGAACCCTACCTTTGAACGGTAGAGGTCGTAATATGGCACCATGTGTGCCATAGGCCGGTAGGAATCTATCCTACCGGTGAGGGCAAACGATTTTCGCATGCCCTTCTTCAGACTTTTGAAGTCTGATTGAAACTGCGCGTAGTTGTTCGCGCAGTTCTCTAACGCCCATCGCGTTAGACGATCAACCTGAGCTTCGCTCGGGTTGTCTGACGTACAGTAATACGCCAGGACTGCCGCAGTGGCAGTATGGAACCAGGATCGCACCTGGTTTAGCCTGCCGGCATCGAGCCGGCGGCGAAGCCTTACCTTGAAGGCTTGAGAAACCTTTACGTAAAGGTTCCGCAGCAACACTTGTTGCTGATCCCTCGGACACAAGTCCGAGAGGAATGTCGGCGCGCTACGCGTGCCGAGAAACCTTTCTAAAAAGAAAGGTTGTATCCGACGTTCAAAAACGTCGGCAACACTTCTGTTTTCACAGAAGTAGTCCTCGAGTCTTTGCTCGAGCGTGGAGCTTGGCTCCACGAGGATTCTGGGCCCCACCCTGCCTATAGTAGGTAAAGGGGGTGCCCAGCGATACGTCATCATTGACG